CTTCATTTAAGCATATGGCGAGCGGGCCGTACGTCGGCCTGTCGTTTTGTTTTGTGTTGTTGTGTTTTGTTGTGTTTTGACCCATCTCCCACTTTCGATTTACAATTGCTCTTTTCCTGAACCTTGCTGCCTTAAAAGTGCTGATGAGCCCTGGCACGAAACACTTCGGTGTCCACACGATGTTTTTAAGCATGACTGTGTACTTTCCAATTTTGTTCTACTTTGTGGTGTCACACCCTTCTAAGAGCGCCCATCTGAATGCCGTGCAGGAACTGCCTGGCACTTTAACGGATGAAATGATGAACAATCCAGATGACCTTGTGCTTGGCCTTATCCAGTGCCTCCCGCAAATTAAAGCGTTGTCTAAAAGGATTTTGTTATTTTTCCTGGGGTGGTGGTTGTTGACCATCATTTCCTATTTTGTTTTCTTTTTACCCTTCATCCTGGGGTTCTTTGTCATTGCACAATTTGGCATTGTGTGGGCCGTGACTTCCACGACCACTGCCTTGATGTGGCTGGCGACAGTCCTCTCTGCTGCGTCTGTAGCGGTTGACAGTGTCTGGTCTGTTGCAGTGCGGAGGCTCATCCTCATTGTCGAGCCCATTGGTGGGCATGAATTCAAAGAAAAGGTTGACGCCATCATTGTGCGCTGGTGCAATTACTTGTCCAAAAGTTTCGACACTAACAAGGTCCTTGGGAAAACACTTGGTGTGGAGTGGACTATTGCCAAGTTCTTGAGTGCTGAGTTAGGGGTGGCTGACCGGTTTGCCGCCCTCACTTATGTGCTTTATTGTCCCAGGCGTTCGAAAGTGTTCATGAACGTCTTTTGGGTTGCCACCTTCTGGGCCTTGCTATTGGCCCGAGTTTGGTATAGCACATTGCGCCGGGCCGTTAAAAGTTGGTGGCTCTCTTTTAAGTTATTGCTTGTGTTTGTTGTCATTATCACAACGTGCACAGATTCATTCGTGGACCAGCTATTGAGTGTGGTTTACTGGTCCCTTTTTGTTGTGTTTCAACCCATCAACTTTTTGTTGTTCGGGTCTTATAAACGCTTTCGGTACCTCCTCAAGTTGTGCCTTATAAAATCTGTCCTGTGGACCCTCAATCAGTGGTTGAGAGTGGAATTCTTGACTGTGACCCACACTAGTGACGTCAAGGGCTTGAACCCATCAAAACACAAATTGCGCGCCTTCTTTAACAACTCCATTATGGATGTGTCCAAGGCATTAGATGGCATTGCTCTGCCAAATTTTATTCGCAGCCTGCCTGACAGATTTGATAGAGACACAATAAATGAGGCCAACGAAATCCTAACAGGTTTGGGTTGGCCTGAAGCTCCGCTTGTGGTGCCTGAGGCTAATGAAGAGCCCAAGAACTTCCGTGAGTTTGCTTCAGAATTTATCGGTGGCACTTCCATCAGACAAGGTGTTGCTAGGATGGAACTTGAGGTGAGCCAAGAATTGGCGAACCTCAAAGGGTTTGCACCAGAATATAAGCGCACTGAACAATACGCCACGATAGAGTCGGAACTTGACTCCTTATCACGGTATTTTGTTTCTGGCCCCGCCAATTTGCCGGACTTGTCAGTCGCTGAGATTTGGGTGCTTGTGGGTGTTATTTTCAGGGCGTCCAAGCTCACTCCCTTTTCCTATATCATAAAGAAATGGGAGAAGAAGTATGGCCTTGGCCCTTTTTGGGGTGAGGTTAGGCGCAATGGTAAATGGCGCAAACTCTCCCGAAAGAGGTTCATCCAGAGCATTGGCGGCATGGCGAATTTTGTCAAGCTGTGGGCCACCACTTTTGAACAGGCTCACACTTTGGTCCCTGTTGCAGGGGTGTCGGTCAAGAGTGAAGCACTGCCCGAAAGAAAGTGGCGCAACAATATTGTGCGCACGGTCATTTCTGCACCTTTGGTTCACTACATATCCTCGACCATATGGAATTACCAGCCTAACCATAACTTTAAGTTTTGGTCATCTTCCATTAAGATCGGCATGCCTTTGAATGGTTTCAACCTTTCAAAACTTGTGGCAGACCATGACAACTATGACCACCATTTTGCTGGTGATTTCGAGGCTTTTGATTCCACAGTGTCCAAGGATGTCACTCACATTATTGGAAAAGTGCGGAAAAAGGGTTTTGAGAGGCACCGCGACTATGCCAAAATCTGCTTCCTGATTGATGCCAATTATAAGAACCTCGATCAGATGCCATTGATGACGACGTCCACTGGTAATATTTATCGCAAACAGGGTGGCCTTAGCACAGGCCACTCTTCAACGTCATTAGATAACTCGCTTGCTGTCGTTATATACTATCTGTGTGCCTGGAAAAAGTTGACAGGTCTCAGCGCACATGAATTCCGGCATTTTTGCAAACTGTCGAATTATGGCGATGACCACCTTTTATCATGGCTTGCCAGTGCCCCATCAAACTGGGGTGCACGTAATATCATTGCCTGTATGGCCCGGATGAACGTGCGGCTCAAGGATGAAGAACCATCTGGTGAGCTTTTAAAAATGACTTTTTTGTCTAAGGGCTGGAGGCACCCCACGACTGCCGAC